GGCCAGTGAGATGGTGGGCGGGTGGCGGCAGATGGATCCGGCGGGGGTGCTGGAAATCCGGCGGCCGGCGCGGGTTGTGTTCTGGTTTTTTTTAAAGGACCCGGGGCCTTCCGCGGATTATCTGGCGCGGGTGTTTTCCGGGCCGACGGGCGGGATGTGGATCCGGGTGTATCGGGCCAAGTGGGTCGTTAATCAGGGCTGGGTGCGCGCCGGGCGGGATCATTTCATCTCGCAGCGCCAGGTGGATGTGTTTTTGTACGGCGATTTGCGGGAAAAGGCGCTGCGCGGGGCGAAACCGCCGCGGCAGATGGAGATGTTTTGACGGCGGTGCCGAACGAATACGGGGTTTTTGTAGACGGGATCGAGACCGTAGTCCTTTCCGCCCGCGGCCGCCAGCAAAGAGCCGCGGTGCGCATCGCCGAACACGCCGGCCGCTTCTTTTGGGGGGTCGATGTCGCCTACGGCGGTTTGTCGGTGGGCGGCCGGCGTTTTTCTTTTTTGCCCATGCGCCGCGGCCCGCACCCGCCCCAACGGTCAAAGGAAAGCGCCCTTTTGGCGGCGCGGCGGTTTATTGCCGACATTGTTTATGAAGCGGAAGGAGTGCCGGGCGCATGGCGCTGCCGGGCGGTGCATAAACACGCAGCCGGCATTTTAAAAGACGTCGAGCCCATGGTGCAAATAGAGCTGTTCAAACAAAAAAGGAGATCGCGATGCCGAAAAAAATAATCAATAAGCCGGGGGATCAATACTTTGACTGGACGCTGATTAAAAAAATCGGCGTCAACAAGTACCGGCAGGAAGAGTGGTTGTGCGAGTGCCGCTGCGGGCGGCGGCTTAAAAAGGTGGTAAACCAGCTGCGCGCCGGTCGGGCCGGCCAGCGGTGCCAATCGTGTGCGGCCAAGGTGCGGCGGGAGCCGCGGCGGCCGGACGCCGCGGACAGAAGCGGCGGCGAGGGCCGGATGATAAAGGCGCAGTGCCCGCGCTGCGGGGTTTTGCACTTAACGCGCATTTTCTGGACCGGCAAGGGCCTGCCGCGGCTTTTCTGCCCGGCGTGCAAACTGATCATGGATCGTCAGTACATGACGGTGCAGCCGGCGCCGGCGGTGATGCGCGGACCAGGGGGACGGAGGACGGCGGCATGAAAAAACCGGAAACGCCGGAAAAGGACCCGGCCGGCCTCGATGCGCATGCGCCGGGGGCCAAGCTGGATGACGGCAAAATCCTGGCCGGGGTGCTGGGGGACTTTGCCGGGGCGCTGACCGCGGTGGCTGCGGTGGGGACGTTTGGGGCCAAAAAATACAGCCGCGGGGGCTGGCAGCATGTGGAAAACGGGGTGGAGCGCTACACGGATGCGCTGTGGCGGCATCTTCTGGCCGAGCGGCATGAGGCCTGCGATCCGGACTCGGGTCTTTTGCACGCGGCGCATCTTGCCTGGAACGCGCTGGCGCGGCTGGAATTGATGCTGCGAAAAGCGGCGGCCAAAAATAATTTCACCACAGAGGGCACAGAGAACACAGAGAAAAAGAAAAGGAGCTGAAAAATGGAGAACAAGTACATCAGGGTCGAAGCCGACAAGGTTCTCGGCGGCGGCTTCCGCGATGCCACGCGGCGCAGGATGATTGTGCGCGATTTGAGCATCTGTTTTTGCTGCGAGGAAATGCGCGACTATTTCGGCGCCGGGGGGCTGGTCGATGTCGATCCTCTGGGAAAGCAGGTGATCATCGAAAAGAAAAACGATGCGGTCATTGTGCGCTATTGCCCGTTCTGCGGGGCTGAGGTGATGGTGGACATCCACGAATACTGGCGCAAAGACCCGATGCCGGCGGAAAAAGCGGCATGAGCGCGGATTTGGGCAACAAGATGGACGTGGTGCGCTTTCTGCAGGCGCGGGGCTACAAGATCCGCAAGTCCAAGGTGTATGCCGACGAAAAAAAGGGGCTGCTCAAGGCCGAGGCCGACGGCGGCGTGACCGAGACCGAGGCTTTGGCCTATGCGGCGCGGGTGGACCTTTCAAAGGAGGTCAAGGCCGCGGACAACGATCGGTACCTGCGGCAAAAGCAGAAAGAGGAGCTGCGGCATATCCGGCTCAAGAACGAGAAGATGGAGCGCGAAAAGCAAAAGGACGCCGGCGAGTTGATCGCGCGCGACGCGGCCGAGGCCGAGATCGCCGACAACCTGAATGTGATGGTGCACGCCTTCCGGCACCTGATCGAGACCAAGCATGAAGAGTGGCTTTTGATGGGCAAAAGCCCGCTCAGGCTGAAAACATCGATCGTCGAGGACCTTATGACCCTGCTGGATGAGCTGGTGCAGCGGGGGGAGGTACGGGTGAGATATCGTGATTCCGAGCGTTCGGCTGCCTGAAATATTCGACATGGTCCCCTATTTTGAGACGCCCACGGCGGATCGGGTGCTGCGCCTTCTGCCGGGGGTCAAAAAGCTGCTGAAACAGAAAAAACAGATCCCCGTGTCCAGGTGGGCCGAAAAGCACCGCGTGGTGCCGGCGGATTCGGCGGTGCCCGGGCCCTGGCGCAACGCCACGGCGGCGTATCTTTCCGGCATCATGGACGCCTCGTTTTATCCCAGCGTGCAGGAGATCGTGATCTGCGCGCCGCCCCAGACCGGGAAAAGCGACTGCGTCAACAACTGCGTGGGCTATGCCCTGGACCGCAAGCCCGGCAATGTTCTGTACGTGTATCCGGACGAGCTGACCGCGCGCGACAACTCCAAGGACCGCATCGGGCCGATGATCGCCGATTCGCCGCGCATGCGCAGTTACCTGACCGGGTACGAGGATGACCAGGCGAGTCTTAAGATCCGGCTCAAGCACATGAAGATTTACATGGCCTGGGCCAACAGCGCGGCGCGCCTGGGCAACCGGCCCCTGCCCTACGTGGTGCTGGACGAAGAGGACAAATACCCGGAGACGGCCAACAAAAGGGAGGCGTCGCCGGCGGACCTGGCCAAGAAACGCACGCGCACCTTTCCGCACATGCGCAAGATCTGGCGCATGTCCACGCCCACGGTGGAGGACGGGCCGATCTGGCGCGCGCTGACCCTGGAAACGGACGTGATTTTTTACTACTGGGTCAAGTGCCCCCTGTGCGGGACATGGCAGCAGATGGTGTTCGAGCAGATAAAGTGGCCTGAGGGCGGGGATGCGGACCCGCGGCAGGTGGAGGGCCGAAAATCGGCCTGGTACGCCTGCGAAAAATGCGCCGGCAAGTGGGATGATCCGCTGCGCAACCAGGCCGTGCGCGGCGGGATGTGGCGCGAAAAGGCAAAGGGGATTGCGCTCAACACCTATCTCAGGGCCCATCATCCGCGGGCGATCGGCTTCCACCTGCGCTCGTGGATCTCGCCGTTCGTATCGCTTTCCGAACCGGCGGCGGCCTTTTTGTGGGGGCTGCGCGACAAGACCAAGCTCAAAGATTTTCAGAACGCGCACGCGGCCGAGCCCTGGAAGGTGTACGCCAAGGCGCGTCAGGAGGACCGCATCCTGGCGCTGTGCGATGACCGGCCGCGCGGCGTTGTGCCCGGTGGCGGGATGGTGGCCGCCCTCACCGCCGGCGTGGACACCCAGGACAACGGGTTTTATTACGAGATCCGCGCCTGGGGCTACGGCATGGAAAAGGAGAGTTGGTGCGTGCGCGAGGGGTTCGTGATCGACTGGGACAGCCTGGCGCGGATTCTGTGGGAGGACGAATACCTGGACGGCGACGGTAACGCCTATTTCGTGCGCCTGGCCTTTCAGGACGCGCTGGGCCACCGCACGGCCGAGGTGTACGACTTCTGCCGAAAGTACCGCGGGCGCATCTTTCCCACCTTCGGCAAGCAGACCATGGCCCAGCCGCACACCTGGACCAACCTGGAGTATTACCCGGGAACCAAGAAGCCCATCCCCGGCGGCCTGCGCGGCCTTAACGTCAACACGCAGTTTTACAAGAACGAGCTGGCGCGCCTTTTGGAAGTCAACGCCGCCGATCCGGGGGCCTTTCACTATCACAGCGAGCTGACCTATGACTGGGCCGCCATGATGACGGCCGAGTACATCAACGAAAAAGGCATCTGGGAATGCCCGCCGGGAAA